GCTTGATAATGTCAGCAACTCGAATTTCAATAGCCCGGTGAACAATGTCGCACTGTTCTGTCAAGCCCTTCAAAATCGCAAACGGAACTTCAGTCTGCGTAAGGTTTAGGTTGGTTGCCACCTGGTATTCATACTTACGAGGCATTGCTCGACCGGACTCATCAAGAACCGGGTCAATAGGCATTGGCAATAGCGGTGCAGACGGACCAAGCATTGAACCAAAGTCAGCACCGGGTCGTGGCATAGGCACAGCGACACCGTTAGCGTTTGAACTGTTGATCAGTGTGTCACCAGCAACGCCTGAATAAGGTGAAGCCGCTGAAGCAACTGAATACCCGCTACTACCCATTGGCGTACCAGCAAGCGACTTAGCGATTTCGTCAGCGACTGCCTTAGCAAGTTCAGCGTTTTTATCTTTGCGACTGAATAGCGCCACTTGTGTCCTTAGATAATTGGGAAGCCACCGGAAGTCTGTGGTGGTTCAGGTTGTGAAAATAGATGACCACAGTTTAAGCATGAAACTGCGTCATAAGCGTTTGGTGTGCCACATGACGGGCAACTTGGAGCTAATGAAGCAAAGAAACGATCTGCACTAGAACCAGTAGCAAAGCCCAATTCAGTCAGCCCATGAACTAAAGCGTCAAGACGGTCTGGTGAATAACCACTGTCGGGCACCCACGTCACCATTTGTTCTTCAAGCACACTCAAATTACCGTAGTGACTTATGCGCCCTTGTTCGTAAAGACCTACAGTCGGTTCTGCACGAAGTCGCTTATTGACTTTCGCCCAGACTGGCTTGTATCGCAACAATGGATTGACTTGCTTGATGATTGTTTCGACCATCTCGCCGCCCTGATTTTTTTCAGCCACAATGCAATCCGCTTGAAACTCTTCGTAGGCATGCACAGCCCTATTAGCCCAGCCCAGAGGAGTATCACGACAAGAACGATCAGCCAGCACATAGCCACGCCCATCAATGCCTTTCGCAACAACCACAATTCCCGTTTCGTCTGCTTCCTCGCCTGACGTGGTCGCCGGGTCAATTGCAACAACGACCCTGACGAATTCGGGTAGTTCTTTAACTCTGTAGGGTTCAAGTAAGTCATAGTTCCACAAACTGCCTTCAACGTCGGTGACTAACTCACCATACAATTCTTGACGGCCAATTCGTGTGCCTTCGTATCTTGCACGCAACTCTTTCAATGCGGCTTCAGATAAGTTTGCGGCGTTGTCGAACGTGCTTCCTCTAGTGATCACAACTGAATTATCTGTGCGACTTGTCCAGTCTTTCAACAGTTTCGTTGGTCTAGGCGTTGTTGTAGCAACTACTTGAGGATTACCAATTCGCAGTGCGGGTGCTAGACCCTCATACCAAGTTTCAGAGTATCGCCAAGAACCTACTTCGTCTAGCCATGCGCCTGACAGGTTCAAGCCTCTAGCACGCTCTGGTTCGTCTGCAGAAATCATGTGCAGTTTTGAACCATTAGGCAATGTGATCTGCCCATTTGATTTGTTATAGAACGTCTTTGACATTTGTTCGGGCGTCAGTGCTTTAAGAATGCCTGAAGACCCTTCAACGCAAGTTCGTCTTACGTCTGTAAATGTCGGTGCAACAATCGCCCAGTCAGTTTCGGGCTGTTGCAATGCTTTTTCGATTAACCAGCCCGCACCAATCCACGTCTTACCAAAGCCACGACCTGCCATTACTAACCATAACGACCAATCGCCGTCTGGTGGTAATTGATTAGGTCTTGCCAGCTCTCTGTAGCGTGATCGTGTTAATGCTTCGTTTGCTTTACGAATTTCCTGTGCTTGTTCAGCCTTCAGGTAATTCTGCAGGCGTTTCAATTCCTGCAATTTCTGTTGCTTCGTTGTCATCATCTGCCCCTAGTTCTGCTTCAAGCCTTCTGATCTCTGCTTCAACAATGTCTAGGGTGATAACTTCGTGCTTTGTAGGTGCGTTGATACCTAAGATTTTGCCCCTACGCTCTGACACTTTCAACAGTCCGTCAATGGCTTTCATAGTCACGCTGTCATCAGGCAGTGGCACACCATCAACTGTTGCGACTTTGCCTGAAGCAGTCACAATCAGGTGTTCTTTCTGCATAATGTCGTAAAGCGTGCGTTCTAAGAAATCAAGTTTTTCTAATTCGAGACGAACGACCTCTTCAGTAGCCTCTCTTGGAATGTCTGAAATTGCACGTTCAACCATGTTGTGTGCAGTTTGCTTTGACACGCCAAAATGTCTGCCAATTGCGGCGTATGACATTGCACGACTTCGCATTTCTGCGGCTTCGTGATCTTTAGCGATTTGTTCGGGCGTTCGCATGAATTTGCCCCTATGCGTTCTTACGATCATGATTATCCTTTGGCGCTGTTTTTATACAAACACGAAAGCCAAGAATAGCCTCTTTATAGTATCACATAGTGACATGCTTGCGCCCATTGCGTTCTGACGTAGTGACAAATCAAAACAATGTTTCAGGTTTTTCAGTTGCTTGTTTTTTTGCCCATTTAACTCTTGCCTCAATGATTGGCCAGTAGTCCTCGGTCATCTCACAGCCCACCCAGTTGAATCCCTCCAGTATTGCTGCGACGGCGGTTGAGCCACTACCCAAGAACGGATCTAGTACAAGGCCGTTGGGTGGGGTGACGAGCTTGATGAGGTAGCGCATTAGTGCTAATGGCTTAACGGTGGGGTGGAAGTTCTGGCGTAGGGCTTGGCTTCTGTTCCGAGGGTTTGTAGTGCCAGCCCTTTCGTAATCGTCCTCATCTTGGCGACGTTCCGGCAACCCCTCTAGCCCAGCGTTGCGCTCTGCCTTGCTTGCCTTAGCGCAGTAGAAAAAGCGAGCGGCGGAGCCGTCATCTCCTAGACCTGCTTGACTTTCAAACTTTGCGCCTTTAACCTCTTCTCCAACAGTAAATGAAAACTTAGAAATGTGTTTCATCCCTACTTTGCCCTTAGCGTTTGGGAACCCTGCCAGCACTTCATCTGACCCGTCGTGGATGACGTTGGCAGGCCAGCGACCCTTAGTGTCTTCTTGCCACTCAACATCTGAAGCGTCACCACCACCGAAGCCAATGCCCCCGTTGCCGAAGCCGCCGACCTTGATTTCCCCGTCTTGCAAGCTCACCCTCGACCCGTCAATGTTCAGCGCACCTGTGCCGTAGGTCAGGACGTTATTAGCGACCGTACCGATTAGGGGTTTGCGAGCGACCACGATAGGTTCGTGGGCTGGCTTTAGGGCTGTTCCCCAGCCTTGCCATTGTTGGGCTTCGGGGGTGGCGGGGGTTCCTGCATTGGTGACGTGACGAGTTGGGTTTTCGTGAGAACCTGATTTGCCACCTGTTTCAACAGTTCGGTTGGGCCGTTCTGCCCCAGCCGCTTTGTCTATCGCCTTGCTAACGTCAAGCGACTTGGGAAAACCAGAACCGTAGATCCACATGATTTGGTCACGTATCTCAAACCCAGCGTCTTCGATGGCAACTGCCATGCGGTGATAGGTGCGACTGCCCGAAAAGGCTAGGAGGTGTCCACCTGGCTTTAGAACTCGTAGGCACTCAGACCATAGTTCGGGGTTGTACGCAATGCCGGAGTTATCCCACGACTTACCCATGAAGCCCAGTTCGTAGGGTGGGTCGGTCACAATGGAATCAACGCTGTTGTCTTCCAACGTCTTTAGTGTGTCTAGACAATTTCCTTTTAATAACATTATTCTCCTTAACTTGAAACAATTCTAAACGGCCCACGAACGTTTGGCGTGTGTTCTGCGCTTGCCTCTAAAGCCCGCATAAGACTGCTTTCGTCTTCATGACTGACATACAGCGCACCTAAAGCGACTGGTGCGCCTGAACCAATTGCTGAATACGAATAGCCTTTGACTGTGATCGCTTCAAGACACGCTAGTTCTTCATCAACCTCGTAAATCTTGCCGTTTTCAACGAACAGCAACGACCAGTCTTTGATCTCTGTCGTGAAGTTATCAAGTATCTGCTTCATTGTGGGCTGATTTGCTTTGCCTGCCATTTCAAAGATTTGCTGACCCACTTTCCATGACCCAGCAAAACCAATAAGCAGATTGCCAAACTTGCCACATTTAGGTGACGCTGAAACTGAAGCTAAGTCTTGATCTGAAGCAAGACTGTCTGCACCTATCCAAACGCCGTCGGGGGTTTTCAGCGCAACACAAACTGTCATTTGCCACCAGCCCAGTTGATTTCTTGTGGCATTGGTTCGATTAAATCAAGATAGTCCAGCACCTTGATTGTGTCGCACCGATACTCATGTCCACACCAACCGCACCACTCGACCCATCGCTTGTCTCTGTAAGGCCAGTGCTTCTCTCGTAGTGCTTTGCGTTCAGCGTGGGTCATTGGCTCTCCTCGTCCTTATAGCCTTCACCGTAACCATCGGACCAAGCGTTTTCGGACCAATCTAGTAGTTTGGTTACTGCACACCAGCCATGATACTTATAGCAATCATCATTATGAGTAATGTTCATACTCTTCTCAAATGCTAGTTCTCGTAGTGCTTTGCGTTCAGCGGGGGTCATTAGTTCTTCCTTAGTGCCATGACAGCCAACGCCCAGATACACAAGATCACAATTATTGAGTTCATTCTTCCCCCTCTATAAACGATCCGTTCCAACCAAATTGAATTTGCATCCATTTTCCGAATGCCGTCGGTAAGTCTTCAGACATGACGTTATTGCGTGCAACGTAATCATCAAATGTTTCAAACATTTTCCACGCTCGCAAACATTTTTTCCCAGCATTGACCACAAGTGCCAGTCTGCATGATTTCACGTTCGTCAGTAGTCAAATTGGGAAATGCGTCTTGAATGAATACGCCTGACTGCCACATTTCAAACGCCTTGCGATCAACCACCATTGTGTTCAGCGTCTTGCACTGCGGGCACCGGGCTGTGAATTCGAATGTTGTATCAGACATTAACGTTTGCTTCCTCTAGTGCGTCAAGCAGTCTCGACACAACGCAGGGGAAAATGCTTGGGAATGCCAGCCCTGCACCGTCAATTGGCTTTCCGCCCGGTATCAGTTGCACGCATGTTCTACAGCACAGACCCTTTTTGTCGGGCTGGTGCATTAACCGCAACATGTCAAGTTGTTCTTTGTCCATTAGTTTCCCCTAAATTCTTTGTTAATTTGACGTAGATCTGACAGTGACATGAAGCCACGCAAATTTGTCTTTGCTTTCATTTCGTATTCAAGTTGATCACTGATTTCAAGCAATGCTGTGTAGCAAGCAAACCAGCCGTCTCGATAAGCAACGTCTTCTGCTCTTGTTTTGCCTTTCATGTTTGGAATTGGTATTAATTTGCCCAAACGTTCCAAAGCAAGTGTCAGCGTCAGCCCTTGAATTCGATCTAACGCAATGTGTAGCTCTTTCTTTTTCATTTCTCCCCTTTCAATAGGTTTAATTTACTGCATTACTGACACGCTTCGCAATACTCCGGGTTTTCAAGCGAACAAGCAAGTGCTTCCTCTGCTGTGAATTCCTTTGTCACTGCAATTGCGCCATTTGTAAAGTCAATTTCTTGAATGTCTGACATAGATTTCCTTTTTTAGTGGGTATCTATTCTACTTGATAAAGCCAGCGATCAAGATAAGTACCAAAATTGCCACTGCTGTTGCAATAGGACTGAATGTGTCTTTAGTGCTTCGCAACGTTTCCTCCTTTCGTGCGTGATCACAAACTGCTGAACGACACATTTGACAGTAAGTCATGACTTTCGCCATTCACCTAGTGGCTTTCTGTAGCCCGTTGTATTGGGTTCCGTCTTGCCAAGTGATTTGTAAATGCGATCAACACAGCGTCTTGCTTTCTTTTCTGTCTTGAACTTGCCAATCACAACTTGTTCGGCTGGATAATGCAAAATCACTATCCAGCCTTCACCCGTCAGACTGCGCTCAATTGACAAATGAATGTAGCCCTTGCGCATTAGTCAATCTCCTTTACTCGCAGAACTCGATAACCAGCCTTGGGCTTCATGAACTGTTTCACCATGTCGGGGTGCGCTTCCTTGAACGCCTTTGTGTCAAACGTTTCGCTTGACTTGGTTGCTTTGAACGTTGCAAGCACCTTGCCGTCAAACTCAACTGCTTCAGCGTCACCAATAAGCAACTCAATTTGCGCCCGTAGTCGCTTCACACGCTCTTCTGCACGGTCAGCGTCAGTCTTTGCTTCGTAGTATTCGCTGAACACATCAACGTCAAACTCATTGATCTGAACTGTCTGACCCTCAATGTGTGTTGGGTAAAGCGTTGCAAGCGTGTCGAAGTCAGCGTCACCACCGGTCATGCTTGGCTTCTCACCAGACTGCACCAGCCCCCAGAAATCTGCTTCCATGACGTTCAGTGCGTTGATCTGCTCTTCGCTGTAGGTGCGCTCTCTGATTTGTAGCCCTTGACCACCGATCAATGCGGCAAAAACCACATCACGCAATCCAGTGGTAGCGCAGTAGTGTGCGCCTTGCCAAAAATAAGCTTCAGGCACACCGTCGTTATCCCATTCTTTTGACGCACGACCAGTCAGACCGTTTGTCTTGATTTCAAGAATTGCGTCAGGCGTTATGGACTCAAATCTGTGACTGCTTGGTTCAACGTCTGTGACTTGCCCTGCTGGGTAAAGCCCGTTGTAATCGTGACGCATAATAAAGAAATCAATGTTTGCTAATTGCCAGTCACGCTCTTTGCTCACAAGCGTTGCCGGGTAAGCGACTACAGAAACGTTTTCACGCTCTGCGTATTCTTCCGCAACTGCACGCTCTAAGCGATTGCCCCAGCGTGTTGCTTCATTGCCCGTAAAGTCAGACACGACTTCACCACGCTTTTCAGCCCACAGCGCAAACGGCGTGTTCCATTTGTTCAAGCCCAATACAACTGAAGCGTCAGACCCGCCCAGACCAGTCTGACGAACTTCTAGCCATTCCTCTCTGGTCAGATCTGTGCTGACTGACTTGATACTGCAATTATCTGAAATGATCATTTCACTTCCTCTTTCTGTTTGTTGTTTTTCTTTACTGCGAACTTAGTGACGGGCTGTGACATTACGCCTTCAGTCTGAAGTATCCACGCACAATGCGCTTGCCATACTTTGACGCTCTCGTGTTAAACGTGTCGTGAAGCACGCCATCTACTGAAGCTACTGCGTGACCTGCAACATCAATCACTATGCTTCCTTGTGCTGGCAAGTAATTATTTAAATTGACACGCCCACTGCCGGTTGTTGGAAGTGGCACAAATTCAAAACCTGCCTGCTTCATGTATCTATAAAAGGCTTCGATCGGAACACCAGTTCTTGCTGAACCTACTTTGCCACTGACTTGCTTTCCGGTTTTGTTTATCTCGTTGTAAATACTTTTGTAATCGCCACCCGTAGCAATTGCCACAGCACGAACTACACAATCTCTTGCAGTGCCCTTGAAGCCCGCTTCATAACGCCCACCGTCATCTAAAACGTATTCAGTCATTGATCTTCCTCCTCTTCAATTCCCAAAGCCTCACGAACTGCTTTTGCGGCTGACGAAAACATGCGCAAACGACCGACTGAAAACTCGTAGCCCTCGCCACCCATTCCCATTCGATCTTCACACATGCTTAAAATGTCGTGGGCTCGATCAACCGTCATTACAACTGTTGTGCGTGACTTGGTTTCTTTAATGCGCTCCCACCCAACGAACGGATAGTTCATTGAATGTTCTTCATACTCAAACGCAAACTTGCGGCTGAATGAAACCATCAAACAATTTTCAAACTGCATTTTCTGTTCTCCTCTGAACGTCAGCGTTTTGCTGATACACACATTCTATGTCTAAGACTTGGACAAATGCAAGTATTTATTTTCCTTGTGGTTATTAGCGTTTAGCCACCCGCTTGACGGAACGAAGTTGAGAGAGTTCGTAGCCCGTCTAATCTCGCTTGACTTGCACGCAACGCTTCACGACACGTCATCAGTTTGTTGTTTGCGATCAGATACGCCAAATGTTCATCAGCAGTCATGTCTGTTGCTTCATCATCAACTTGACCAACGGTCACTTTGTCACGACCCAAAGCCCGTGACGCTAAACGTGCCTGTGCAAATTTAGCTTTGTATGCGGCTTCAGCGTGTGCGCTCTCATCACCAGCAACTGCGATTTCATTCACCAGTTCGCCAATGCGTTTCAGTTCTTTGACTATGCCCTCATGAATTTGTGTCAGCGTTAGCACTTTGTTCCTCTCTGTAAAGAATTAAACCAATGATTGCGTATGTTGCGAGATCAAGAAAAGCGTCTTCAATACCCTCGCTACCTAAGTCAGCGCCATGTGCAACAGCAGACAGTCTGCCCATTTTGTCATTCATTCGCATAGCGCAACCTTTCCACCATGCAATGTTCAAAAAGTCTGCGCCCGCTTTTACGTTCCAAAATGGTTCGTCTTTTCTGCCGTAGCCCTTTTGCTTTTCAAGATGAAGATTATCTATTTCTTCAAGCACTAATTCAAATTTAGATTTCATTGATCACCAATGTATTCGTGGCTAAATGAATAGCGATTTGAAATTGTTGCACCCGCCATTAGCCCACCATGCGGTCTGCTTCTGTTTGAGTGATTAGTTGAAGTTGCACGCCAACGTTTTGAAGCGTCACGATAACCGCCTAAACGTGGGTGCGTAGTCTTGCTGTAATAACGTTTGCCCTGCTGAATGAACCATTCGCCCACCCAGTCAGACACACGCACGCCCAGCCCAAGCCCTTGATAGTCGGGCAAAGTCACAGTTCTGTGTTCTCGCCATGCGTTCTTCACTGTTCCACTTGGAAGAGGGATAGCACTGGCAAAGACTGCTGGTTGATCTTCGACAACGGCGATAAAGCACCTTGCGCTACTGACGATACTTCCATCAAGGTAGTGGTGCCCAGCGAAATAGTCCCACATGGCTTTTCTGACTTCGTAAATGTTCGCCACCAGTTCTGGTCGCCGAAGACACTCCTTAGGACTTATGCAATACGAACCAGCGTCTGTGTCAATAATCCAGTCGGGTTCAAGCCAAGGAATTACGTCTTTATGCACTGTCGCAAAGACCATGCCTTTCAAGTTGTTTGTCTTAATGAACTTGCTGACGCTTTTGCTTGCTGACTTAGCAACTGTGCGATCAACTACTGACGTGAATTCGTCAATTGCAACGTTGCTGTGTAGCTGACGTGCAAGATCAGCACGAAACTTTTCGCCATTCGATAGCAAATGATACGGGCGCAACCACGTTGGCACTGAAGACAGACCCACTGCGTAGAACTTTTCTGACGCTTCATCTGCGCTTTCAAAGTGATCAGCAATTGTTTCTTTGCCGTTCCAGTCGGGTGCTTGTGGGTTGAAGAACGTGTTCAGCAACGTTGATTTGCCTGTGCCTGACCCACCAACGATTAGCCCAATACCGAATTCGGGCAAGTCAGGAAGCACAAACGGAAAGAATTCCGACGGGCGATCAGCGTCAAAGTCAAAACGCTTGACTAACTCCCTCGCAAGTGCTTGTGGTTTTGCTGGCGAGACTAGAGGTTCTGAAGCCCGTTCTAGTGGTAACCATGTGTCTGTTATTTGAAATGTTTGCATTTCCCCTTCTTTCTTTTTTATTTTAATTCAGATCAATTTGTCTGTCGTGCGTTAGCAAGACTTCATTCATCAACGGTGCGTCACCGGTAATTCTGTTGTAAGCAATTTCTGCGTATTCAGCGTTTAACTCTGTGCCAACGTAGTGTCTGTCAAGTCTGTTAGCAACTACAGCGACTGTGCCTGACCCTGTGAATGGGTCAAGAACTGTGTCACTCTCTGCGGAACCAGCAAGAACACAAGGTTCAACAAGTGCTTCGGGCATGACCGCAAAATGTGCGCCCTTAAATGGTTTTGAGCTAATAGTCCAAACGTCACGCTTGTTTCTTTTGCCGTCTTCAGTTGCATAAATTGCCGGGTCTTTAATTGCTTCGTGATCAAAAAAATACTTTGCTGACTTACTAAGCAAGAAAACGTATTCATGACTTTTAGTGCAACGATCAGTCACGCTTTCGGGCATTGCATTTGGCTTGGCCCAAATAATGTCTTGACGCAAAATCCAACCGTCTGCTTGCAACGCAAATGCAACACGCCATGGAATGCCAATCAATTGTTTGTCTTTGTTATAACTATCACCTAAGTTAAGCCACAATGTGCCGTCATCAGTCAGCACACGTCTGACTTCACGAAACAATTCAACCATTGCTTGAACGTATTCTTCGGGCGTTTCTTCAAGACCCATTTGCAAATCTACACGCTCTGCACCGCATTTGCCGCAAGTTTTCTTAAAAAATTCAAGTGCTTCAGCGTTCTTAACGTCACGACCACCTGAAATGTTTTTGTTTATGTTTGCTTTCGTAGCCATGGGCTTGCCGGCGTGATTGCAGTCAGCAGACCCACCTTTCCAGTCAGCAGTGCCATAGTCACGCAGACCAAAATACGGTGGTGACGTGACGCATGTGCGAACTGAACCGTCTTTTAGTTCAGTCAAACGCTTTCTAGCGTCTCCAACAAGTATTAGTGATTTCATTTTCCCTTCAATTCTTTCGTTACCAGCTAGAACAAGTGCCGTTCTGATCAGGTGTTTCCAACCCATGCTGAATGTTTATTGCTACTAAAACTTGCTGTTCAGGGCTTGCCAACCATGCGTGCGGTGCGTATGTCAGCCCACCAAAGTGTTGCCAATTCCAGCGCAGAATTCCCAGCCCGCCCTCGTAAAGCGACCCTTCATGCTTCCAATTTCCGTCAGTCTCGCAGTGTGCAACTTTCGCCCATTCATCCATTTTCGCTGGGCTAACAAGCGTTGTAGTCGTGACTACTGTTGAAACTGTCATCACAGACGCTGTGTGCGTGTCTGCGACACTGTGATTGACGGGTGACATGATCAGCGTCAAACAGGCTGTGGTGGTCGCTATGAAATTTCTAAGCATTATTTCCAATGTTTGCAGTTGTGACAGTCCAAACAGTCGCATTTCTGCCGCTTGCTGTCTTGGTCGTGCCTGACGCTTTCACCAGCCCGGCTTTTTGCAGTTCAATTCTGCGAGGTCGAGCTGTAGAACCAGACAAATTCAATCGCTGTGCGATCTGTTCGTCAGTCAGTGCTTCAGTCTTCAGCAGATCTAAGACTTGCGCACGAAGCGATTTAGTCTTGCCTTTCATGCTTTCAGACGCTTGACGGCTAGTGACGCTGTGTTTTTGAAAGGGTGGTGCGTCAAAAAGTGTTTGATTTGTCATTTTCATTTCCTCTGATTTCAATTTTACTTTGTTTTGACTGTCTTAGCCCTGATCAGCGAATTTCCTTGAAACAAGCGTGACATTGCATTGCGTCACCATTCAAATTGGTCATTTGTGCGTCAGCGGGCTTCCATTGCTTCATCAGTTTTCTAGCGCATGACGGGCAATAAGTCAGCCAGCTTTTTGCACCCAATGACCAGCAGTGTGCGATTGTTTTAATCATGACTTGAGCTCCTGCCTGATTTGAAAGTTCAACGACAAAACGCTTGTTTCTAGTGCGTAAAGCATGTTGCGCATTGATTGGGCTTGGGCTTGGGCAATTTCATAACCGCATGAAGCGACTGTGTTTTGAAAGTTTTCAGCCCGCATAAGTCGTTCAAGACTTTCTAACTGTCTGGTCAATTTCTGAAGTGCTTCCTTAGCGATCTCAAACGTTTCTCTAGTCTCGATCATCTTTTGGTTGTATGGCGTAGTCATTAGTTAGCCCACCCAAAGCAACGTGCGTAGTAGGCGCACTCGTCGTTGTCCATCATGCCCTTGCCACGAACTTCGCCACGAATGACTGAAACGTTTTTCCAAGCAACA